CGCTTCCTAAAAAGGCCAGAACGGTGCGGGGCGATATTTACACGCTTGGAAACCACCGGGTAATGTGCGGCGATTCTACTATGATTGATGAAGTTGAAAAACTGCTTAGGGGTGACCGACCGTCTCTATTATTCACCGATCCTCCGTATGGCGTGAGCATTGGGAAAAAGAACGTTATGCTTAATTCCTTCCAAAAGGCCGGAAGGAATTTGACGGACATCGAAAACGATGATATGAAACCTGAAGATTTAAGAAATGTGTTAGTTCCCATAATGTCTAATATGAAAATTGTCTGTGCGGACGATTGTACTTACTTTGTGACTGCCCCCCAGGGCGGGGAGCTTGGTATGACGATGCTGATGATGATGAAAGAGGCGGGATTGCCCGTTCGTCATATTTTAATGTGGTTAAAAAATTCACCCACCTTTAGCATGGGTCATCTCGATTATGATTACGCTCACGAACCTATTCTGCTCACGTGGGGAAAAAAGCATAAATCAATTATGGCCGGGGAGCACAGGACAACCGTGTGGAAAGTTGATAAACCGAGGGCCAATAAAGAACATCCTACTATGAAGCCGGTGGAGTTATATGTTAATGCTCTTTTGAATAATTCTGAATCTGGCGATGTGGCCATCGATCCGTTCGCCGGTAGCGGGACGATGGTTATTGCTTGTGAGCAGACGGGAAGGAAGGCTCGAGTTATTGAACTGACAGAAAATTATACGGATGTTATAGTCCAGCGGTGGGTGAATTTTACCGGCGGCGACGTGATCCTTAACGGTAAAAAGATAAAGTGGGGAAAGACAGATGGCTGGAAGGACTGAAAACTTAAAACCGAAAACGTCTGCTAAAGCTCGGGGAAAGCTCGGCGGCATTAAATCGGGAAAAGTTAAACGCGAAAAAAAACTGATGTCGCAGATATATGCCGAGTTTCTCGCGAAAGAACACGACGTTATTACAAGCGACGGAAAAAAGAAACCGGTTTCTGGTAGTGAAATGGTTAGCACTGTTATGCGTAAAGTTTTATCTCGCGGCGACAGCGCGAGCGTATCGCTTATGAAAGAAGTCCGCGAGGGGACGGAAGGTAGTAAAGTAAAAACGGAAACCGTATTAACGATCAACACCGACGACGAAAAAGTTCAACAGGTATTGAAAGAATTTGGCGTCAATAAATCAAGCACAGAAAATTGACCACGTTGCGCTGCTCCGCGCGTGGCTCGCCGAACCGCATAAGCTCGGTCACATACTCGGCTATGATAAATTGTCTTCGCTTCATGGCGAGTGGATAAAACATTTTTACCAATACGCAAAATTCGGCGTTCTCCAGGCCCACCGGGGAAGTTATAAAACAACGTGCGGCATAGTTGCCATGACGCTCCTGTTTCTTTGTGACCCGGCCATGCGACTACTTATTGTGCGAAAAACGAAAGAGCTTTCAAGCGACGTTCTGAAAACTATTCAGAAACACTTTGAAACGAACGACATATTGCGCTTGTATATGTTTTCGCGCTGGAATATTACGGACGCGAAAACCGGCGTGTGGTCCAGCGAGCGAACGACGTTTTCTTTTAAAAAGACCGTAACGCCCGAACCGTCGATGACCGCAGCAGGCGTCGGAACGTCTATTGTCGGGGCGCACTTTGATTATATTTGGCCGGATGACATAGTTACTATTGAGGACCGCTATAGCCCGGCGGCCCGTGAATGGGCGAAAGCGTATTTTCGGGAATTGGATAACTTGATTGACCCACTCGGTCAGACGCGGCTTTCCGGCACGCCCTGGCATGAAGATGACGTATTTTCCACCATAGAGGAAAGTTATTTTGAAGGTCGGCGATTTCCGGTCGGCACGGTCCCTATGCCTGCGGATGAGCTTACGGAGATCATGGCGCGGAAAGACCGACTGCCATACGCTGAATGGTGTTGTAACTACGAGCTGCGGCACGTTCAGGACAATGACACTTTGGGCGCGTTTGAAACGGCGGACGTGTGGGACTGTCAATATTGTGTTGCCTTTGTCGATCCGTCGTTTTCTGATAAGACGGACACGGACGCAACGGCGGTGTCGGTTGTCGGTGTGAACAAGAAAGGGAAAATCCTTTTCACTGGAATGAAATTACCGAAATCAATTTCAGATGAGGCGACGCGAATTAAGATACTCGATTTCTTTCAACGGTTCACGCCGATTGAAAGCGTCATTGAATCACAGCTTGCGGACACGTCGATATTTTTCATTGACGCTTTCCGGGCGAATGAACGGAGTTACGCAATAAAAAATCTCTGGACGGTCAAGCGGCAATACCGGAACAAACACGAACGAATCGCGGCGACGGTGATTGCAAATAAATCGGAGATGAGAATATTAAACGGCACGGACGCGGCCTATTCGCTTGAAGTGTCGCGCTATTACAAAGGGGCGCCGCATGATGATGCGCCGGACAGTTTGGCGGGCGCTCTTGAACATTTGGCTACGTCGCCTATTGTAGCCGAATATAGTAACGCAATAAAGATGTTAAGGCGGTGACAAAATGCAAGTGAGATTGGGCGCGCTCCCCGGAGAATACGCAACAGGTGAAACGTTTGGTGACGTGCTCGCGTTTAACCACTACGGCACGGACACGATTCCGCCCCGTCCGGTCCTCCGTATCGCCGCCGAACGCTTGGCGGGGAAATTTGTCAAAGAACGTATGCGGGCGTATATGTCAAACGTGCTTCGCAATCCGAAAGACGCGAAACGGTTGGAAACGGTTTTATTACAAGACTTGGGACGGCAGGCCACCGCGGAGGCAAAAACGATAATCGGCACGGGCGGGGAATTGCAACACAACGCCCCGGCGACGGTTCGGAAAAAGGGGTTTGACAAGCCGCTGTTTGAAACGGGAGAACTCCAAAAGAAATTGAGCTATGAGGTGACCGAGTGATGAAACAGAAATATGTGCGTCCCATCCAGGAACTTGCGATGATGACAAGCGCGCTTGAAAAATTGTGCTTGCTGCCGCGTGATGAAATTTTGCTGAATCAAAAGATGGTGACGGAAATAAAGAACACACTTAGCGCGTCAAATATTGACGCCGTTATTTCCGGTATCGTGAATGAGTACAACGACGCGCGAAACGTGCGTGACGTTCAAACGGCGGGTGAAAATGCCCTGCTCTACGCTTACGCCCTGCGCGAGCACAAGCGTTTGAAAAAGGCGGACGGGAAAGCCTATGTGACCGAGATCGTAAACGCCGATCATCTGGACGACTTACGCAAACACGCGGACCTACCCGCGAAAGCGACGCGCCGGGCGGAGGAAGCATTTTCGTCGGTTTTCAATTCCGTGTATTCAAACGGCGCGGTGAAAATCAACACGCCGTCCGACCCGTCCATCCTTATGTCATACATTGACTATTCACCGTACCGGGTGAACTATACCGAATATCTATCAGTACCGACTCTTTCCGAAATGGTTGACCGCCCTATTGCGATGGCGTTGAAGAACCCGTTTGAAGTTAAAACGAAAAACGAGAAATTTAAAGCGACGCTCGAAGAAAAATTTAAAAAGGTAAAATTGCAAGCGGTCTTAAAGGATATGCTATTTAATAGCACGTTGTCGCCGCGCGGTTCGTTGCTTGTGCCGATCAAGCGGGGAAATACCGTAACGTTTAACGTGTTCAATGACACGCAATTTGCTTATGGCATGGGTTCGAGTTTTAACGGCCTGACCGCACCGTACAATCAAATGCGCGTGGGCGACTTGTACTGTTTTGGCGCGAAATTGAAACACGGCGTCAGCGCGTTTTTTCTCTGTCCTGGCTTTGAGCCGTTGTTCGGTATAGGCATTAACCGCGTGCCGCAGTTGCGGAGCGCCGCCGAGGCGTGGAATCTATATGTTCATATTCTGAAAATCCTTCTAGTGCGCGCCCAGGTGATCGTAGAAAAGATGGAAGGCGACATCCAAACGGATACGATGCTTTCGGCGATGCGGGCGCAACTGCAAAGGCTTTCTGAAACGATGGGCGTGTCAACGCCGATCGCCCAGGCGCGCGGGACGCAAATGGACATTTTGACGAACAATATCAGCGAGGGAACGGGAAACATTGCCGGGGTATTTCGGGACTATGTGGCGTCGGTTACGGGCCTTTCACCTGAATACTTTTTCGGCGGCGGGAATACGAATTACAGTCAAGCGGCCTTTCAGATTGCGGCGACCAATGAGCACGTAAGAAGCCGTTATCAAATCGGCATGATTGAACCGATGGCCCGCTTTGTTGTCGATACGTTCATACGCAATGACGCGGAGGTCGCGGCGTGTGGCGTGGCCGAAGATGATTTTGATATTGAATTTGAATCGATATACGATGAGACCGAGCAGGAAAAAGCCGACCTGCAAGCGAAGCGGACGGAAATACTTATCCGTCAACGTGAATATCCTGAGCTTGAAAGCGCGTTCAAGCAATTAAAACTTTTGGATGAAGATGTCACTTTTGCGGGGATGGCGGAGCCTACGCCGGTGGGCGAGGATGACGGGGCGATCGGCGGCGGCGACGACGGGACCGAACGAACGAAACTTGTTAAACCGCTGGTATGATAAACATTTTTGAAAAATACAGTAAACAATGGAGCCGCGCCGTCCGGGACTACGCCCGCGCCGTGTGGAACGATGAAGACGATGACGACGCGCGGGCGGCGTTCGATTCGCGCGCCCGCCTGTTTTCCAAACGATACCGGCACGCGCTTGAAGCGCATTATGCGGCGGAGGGTATGCGCGTTTATCGTGGGACGCTTGACGGTAAGGTGCGCGAATGGTTGGACGTTCAATACGCGTTACGCGATACGCTTAAAGAGACGGTGAAGGACCGGCAAAATGTTATCGTCCAGCGGGAAATCGAACGGTTGCAAAAACAAGAATCATACACTGCGCAAGAGGCGCTCAATAAAATTTACGAGGCGCGGGAAGGGGAAAACGTTTATAAGGTTTTTTCGTTCGATGAACATTACCAGGACCGTGCCGAACAAATCGGCGACGACAACGCCTATGCGCTCGGCACGGTTTTGAACGAGGGTATCATAAAAGAATTTTCCGACCGGTATATCTGGACGACGCAGCGCGACCGGCGCGTCAGAAAAACACACCGCAAATTGCAGGGCAAATGCTTTCTTTTTGACGATCCCCCGACGGAGATTTTTAAAAACGGGAAAACGCACACCGGCAATCCCGGCACGGCGTGGGGGTGTCGGTGTTGGGCCGCGATACCGACAAAGCCGATTAAACCATTGCGAAAATATGAGGTGCGCGCATGAAAACCTTTTCACCCGCGGGGAAAATATTTCCCGAAGAGGACACAATCGGAAAACGCCTACAACGTCTAGCGCGCGCGTCATTACCCGTTTATGTTCCTGTATCGGCGGAGGGTGGGAAAAGGCAGCGGCGGCGCTGCGCGTGTGGGGCGCTCCTTCACGCAAACCCGAAAGTTAGACAGAAACAAATGGTGTGTGATGATTGCGCCGACATTATGCCGTGCCAGGAAATCGGGCGGCCGTTTTCAAATGTGTGCGCTGGGTGCGGGGCGGGCTTTCCGCGCCGATTGTTGAAAGTGCGAAACTACAAGTATTACTGTAAAAAGTGCCTAAAAACTAAATTTTAACTTGACATATTATAAAGGTGTGCTCTATGCCGAATGTGATTAGAAACCTCTTGAAACGGTTCCGCCCTATCGCCCGTGTCTACAATGATACGGGCGAACGCATTGAATCCATGCGCTTTTCCGTCCCGGCCCTCCGCGTGGGCGTTCTGGAATATGGCGCGGGGCAATTGCAAACCGGTAACGCGGCGCTTGAAGGAAAGCCGGTCAAGCTCTATTACCCGCCCGAGGCCGTAAGCGATGAAAAATTTCTGAAATCCTTAGAGACCGCGCCGGTCGTTGTCGGCGGTCACGATTCGACTACGAACGAACAGAATAAGAAAATCGATGGTTGGGCGCATAGCGTATTTTTTGACGCGGCAGCAAAAGCGGCCATGATCGCCGGGGTTGTCAAAGGCGCTAAAGAAGTGGCCTATGTTAAAAGCAATCTCGGCGCGTCCGGTTTCGGCGCGTCGGCGTTTGTTGACATATACGACTTGAAAATTGAAAACGGTGTAACGCCCGACGGAAAGGAATACAACGCCGTGGCGAATGAGCTACGCGCTACGCACGTTGCGCTCGCGCCGCATGTCCGCGATCCTGAAAATAAAATCAAAGTGATAAATGCGGTGTGTATCAATACTGATGGCGTGGTAGAGGCGGAAAACGCAAAATATGCCGGTCCCTTCAAAAGCAATAAAGGCGGCCAGGTTGAATTATGGCAAAACGGCGAAGAGTATGCGGACGCGCTTGGCAATAAATATGTGAAAGGCGATAAACGCGCCGCCGTGTACTATTCCAACGGCGGCGGTGTCGTTCTTGTTCAGGTTAAGAACTCGCGCGGCGAGATATTAAATAATGAGGAGTACAGCATGGACCCTAAAGAACTGGCCGCGCTTGTTAAGAACGCGGTTGACGAGGCCATCGCGAAAAAAAATACGGGCGACCGTATGGATGCGATGGAAGACACGCTTAAAAAGCACGGCGATGCGTTGAATGAAATCAACGAAAAGCTGACGCCCAAAAAAGAGGGCGAAGGCGAAAACGCGGCGTTTGACGGCGAAGAAACGCCAAAGGAAGAGAAAGAGGAAGCGGCACTGGAAAACGCCAAACCGTCGCAAGACATGGTAAAAGCGTTTTCGACCGCGTTAAACGTCGATTTCGGCGCGAAAACGCCGTCGTTTGCCGCCCTCGCCGCCTTGTCCGGCATTGCCGAGACTGACCCGGCGGCCCGTATCGCGGCGGTAAACGCGAAATATGCGGAACTGCAAAAAGCCGCACCGAAAGAAGAAAAAACGGCCGCCGCGACTAACGCGGTCGGGGAGGTGTTCTGATGCCCGGAATAAGACTCGGAATCGGGGAAACCAACCCCAAACGTGGCGCGGTTCAGTGGGATGCGCGCCGAATTGACGGCGTGGAATTTGTCATCCCCTCCGCCGCGAGTATTTCTTCGGCCCCTATCGGCAGCGTGGTTACGCTGCAAGAGAACAGCGCCGGGAAACAGATCATTGTCCTTGGCGCGGCCGCTTATACCGGCCCCGGTTCGGATGATTTCGCCATTGTCGCCATTGGTTTTCTGGAAGTGGCGACGCAGGTTGAATCCGCAATTAACCGGACGGTTGGCGAATACGCCGACGGTGATTATGTCGCCATGATTAGCGACCTTGACGCCGTAGCAATGGTTCCGCTCGACGCGTCGGCCCCCGATGCGGGTGGCGCGGCCTACGTTACCGCCGACGGGGAACTTTCCAGCAGCAGCGCCGACGCCGTGGCTTTTCCCGGTTCGGTCTGGTACGGAACGCCCGGCGTGCAAAATACCGGCCAACTGAAAACCGGTTACATCTTCGCGCGGCTCGCGTCTGTTAAGGTAGGTTAACGATGATAAAAGGACAAAAAATCACCTCCGCACAGGTGGCGGAACAGAACTTTCGGAACTGGTATGTCGTCCGCAACGCATACGCCGATGCGCACCGGAAGGACGGTTGTGTTGCGGTCAATGAAACGGTCGCGCGCGCCGAATACAAGGCGCTGACTGAACGGCTGCTTGCGGTCGCAAACAGTCAACACGCCGAGCACGGCGCAGCGATTGCCGACCTTCGCAAGAAGTTTGACGGGGCGTCCATTGACCACGTTGTCGATATGGCGCACGGGCTCCGCACAAAGCTGAACGGTATCGCGCAAAACGCGATGAAAGCCGGTATGAGTGTGGAGAACGCGCAAGCGACCGCGCTTAATGCCTATTTCGGCAATCCGGGGTATGACCAGATTGCCGGGCTTAATCAGCTCGCCGAACAGCTCTATGAGCAACTCACCTTTGCCGAATCGTTTATCGCCGAGGGAGACGCAGTGCAACTGTCGCCCGAAATGGCGGCGTCGGCGGGCGCCATCAGCCGGTTCCGCATTTCGCGTGTGGAAGCAAGCGGCGCGGCTAAACAGCGGCTTGGCGACCTGAATCCATACGGCGACGACCGGACCTATTCAAACAATATGGCCCAAATCTCGCTGTACAACGAATTTAAGGACGCTCACACCGAGGCCCAGGGGTTCATTATTGAGAACGATCAGGAAGCGGCGCTTCTTGGTTACGCTCGCGCGATCGCCCCGGCCCTCGCGGGTTTTATTCTGCAAAACCAATTGTTCGGCGTGATCGAACAACAGGTTATGCAGGCGTACGAGCGTATCATCGTTGACGGGTGGGGTGCGGCGTCGTTTGACGGGGAATCCGGTCAATACGGCCTCTTGTCCAGCGGTATCGCGCTTTCCCTCGCCTCGGCCGGGGCGGCTTCCCCGCTGCTTGCGACCGCTGCGGACTGGGCGGCAAATCCGACGACCCTGATCCAAAAGATCACAAATTTCAACTACAAACCGGCCGACCGGACTGCCCCACTTCCGGCCGTCAACGCGGCGGGCGCGGCGAACATCTACGCCGATGTTGTGCGGCTCTTGAACCTGGTCGCGCAGACGAACGTTAAAACGTCCGGGAAGGTGGTTCTGTACGTGCCCACGTCCATCTATGCGGCCCTGGTGCAGTACCTTTCGACTGGTACGTTCAACCGGACGCTTGGTGAGGCGCTTAAACTGGCCGTGGGTGGTACGGTTGAAACGATCGAAATTAAAACGTCCGGCTTGCTTAACGCCCGGACCAATTCGCTCGGCTCGGCGCAGTACAACAGCGTAATTGCCGTTGTCCACGGCGCGCCGACCGGTCGCAAAGGCGTGCTCTTGCCGATGGCGACCGCAACGCCGAGAATTACGACCGGCGTGGTAAGTGAGCAGCGTTCAAGTTTCGCGGCGCAACTCACTTTCGGCGGCCCGATGGTAATTCAACGCGGTCAAGCATTCATCCTTGATTTTTCGGTGAATGCGTAAAAACGCATGATTTATACTGATGAACAATTTTTAGAAGAACTGCGGCGGCGGCTGGACAATCCGGCCGTCGCCGATTCTGAACTAACGGCGTACCTGGAAGATGCGAAGCGAGACGTTGACTCCGGTCTCTACGGCGACAACGCCTATAATTCACAAGTGCTTGATACGGCCTGCCATTTACTTTCGCTCGACAATAAATTCCCGGAAATTTCGTCAATCAGTCAGAACGGCACGACAACGAACTTTGCGGGGAACGATTCCGAGCGATGGCGGCGAAGGATCACCGAACGCCGTCAGGCAATTTTATTGAGTGAGGAATTTTGATACTTCGCGGGCTTGCAAGTATGGCGGCGCGGAGGATCGCAGACACGACGTGTGATGTAATATATAACACGCTCACGCCGGAGGACGACGGTTCGGCAACCGTGACGCCGGTGTCGATGACGTTAAAAGCGTCAATCAAACCGCTCCAGCCGAAGGATATTGAACGGTTGCAAATGGGCGGTATAGAGGTCCGGGAGGGCGTTTCAATTCTTATTTCCGAAGCGCTGGATGAACGTCCGGAACGGATTGAGGCCGACGGGAAAAAATGGCGTGTGCTTTCGTGGTCGTTTATTCCCGCGTATGATAACGAATCTGGCAGCCCGGTTGGAACGGTAGTAGCGCAGTGTGACGAAATTCGGGTTTTACCGGCGGATGTGGAATGACCATCATCGAAAAATACTACGCGATGAACACGGCGCTAAACAGGGCGCTTGCGGCGCAAAGCGTGGCCGCGCGAGTGTATAAATATGGCACAGTGCCGAAAGGTGCATCGTATCCATATTTTCAATCAGCCTATCGCGTAACGTATCGTCAGCCGTTCGCGTCTTCGATAAGCGGTGTGCTCACTGATTTTGAATACATACTCAATTTTTTTACCGCGGCGGCGAGCGATGAATTGAACGATGCGAAACTGTTTGAGCCGTATGAAATAGCGCGCGAGCTCATCACGTCGCCGGAAAGTTTTATCTGGAATGGTATCGCAACCATACTTTCTCACGACGAAACGCCGGAGTTTAATTTTAAGGGCGGTTTAGAAGTTTTACAGCGCGGGCTTGTTTTTGCCTGTCAAACCGTGACGACGTTCGTGTCCAGTATTCACGGCGGCGAAGAAATCACCGTTGATAATGTTATTGATACCATAGAACATTCTTTACACGAAGTTTAATTTTGAATTGAAGAGAGGACACCATGTCAAACGCAAAATTTATCACCATAACAAGCAGCGTCACCACCGGTCTGATTGGCAGCCTTCCCCGCCGGATCGTATTCGCCACGCGGGAAACCATAACCGGCTATGACGCGGACGCGCAAACCGGCCTGATTGCCGTCACCGCCGATATGGTGGCGGCGTTTATCGAGGACAACCCAGACGCGCTCGGCACGGCGCAGTTTTTAAACACGGTTTTCGGCGGTTCCATCGTGCCGGACATGGTTTATATTCTGCCGACCGGCGGCGGGGTGCTCACAAGCGCGATGCTCAATAAGGCGAACTACTACCCGCGCAACTGGTCAATCCTGAATGTAGGCTCGCAGACAAACGGCCTTGACGATGAGGAGACGTATCTGGCCGACTGCAAAGTCGCCGCTGCGTGGTGCACCGATTCCACCGCGAAGATTTTCATCATGTCGTGGACAATGGAAGATGGCGGCACGCTTCCCGATGAATTGCTTATCGCGGGCGGTTCCGGTGATCCTGGTGAACTCCTTACCGCAAGCCGGACAATGACGCTGGTCACGAACGCCTACACCGAGGTGTCGGAGGGCGTCAATGTGTACCACAACCCGTTACTTGCCGCGCTCGTTCACGCGCTTTACGGCGGTAGCGTCGCCCGGTCGATCGGCTCCCTATCGGACGCCCACGATTTTACCGGCGTGGACGGTGACACATATAGTGCGGCAACGCGGGCGTATATCGCGCTTAATTCCCTGGCTCAGTACAACAGCGCCAAAGATCAGGGCGGCGCGAATTTCGTTTATGACACGTTCCTGAATGACGATGTAAATCCGCCCACGTCGTTACAAATCGAGACGCAAATCGCCATTGATTACATCAACGACTATTGCGTCGTTACGCCGCGTAATGCGCTTATCGCGGCCGGGCGTACCGGCGTACCGGGCGATTACACCGGCGTGATGGAGGTCGCGGCGCTCACCCGTGCAGCTCTTGACACGTTGTGGAAAGCCGGGGCGATTCTATCCAATGAGGACGGGACGCCCGCGTACACGCTCATAACGAAATCGGCGGCGCAAATCGCGGCCCTTGACCCGACGTGGCAATCAAAGGGCGTTATTCCCGTCGGTGCCATTATTGCGACAATTAAACCGTTTGCCGCAATCCATTATTACACAATCGCGTTTAATTTCAACTAAGGGGTGAGACAATGAAATACATTTATTTAATCGGAATGATGATCATGGCGTTTTTTCGGGGCGCATTCCGGCGATCCCCGGCCGCGCGCGCGGCAAACGCGCAAGAATCGCTAACCGTCGTAATCGGTCAATGCGTGGCGACGTTCACCGCGAAATTGACCGGTGAATCAATTTCGTTCGGCGGCGAAACAATGTACAATGAGGAAGATTTACTGGGTGACATCACGCTGGACACCGAGCGCGGCAAGCGCCACATGGCCGCCGACGGTTCGCGGGGCGTGCTCATTCTATCAACCCCCCGCGCCGGAAACCGGGAGGTAAAATTCTTGCTTGGTGAAAACCTTGACCGGTTAAAATCGTGGGGCCAGGCAAAAATTCAAACCATTTTCGATTTTGATTTTTATTATGCCTACAATACGCAATCAAGCGAGGGGGCGCGTATTCACCGGCACAAGAATTGCTATTTTACCAAAATGCCGCTCGCGGGTGTCGGGCGCGACCGAGGATACGTGACGGCGGAAATTTCTTTTGAAGATGTGGCTGAAATCGACCCGTCCACGGACAATGAGATTTAAGCCATGACATTTGAACTGCCAAAAATCACCCAGGCGCGTTTACAGATCATCAATTCCGATAGTAAAATTATCGGCGACGGTACGACGGACGACCCCACCGAAGAAGAACGCGCCTGGATTGACATAATCGCGTCTAACGCGCCCGAACTGGACGTGAAGAAAAAGCGCGTTTCAACGTGCGCTATTGCCGACGTGGTGGAATACAGCGCCGACGCGGTAAAGGTGCGCTATGACGGGGTAATCTATACCATCAAAAAGCCTACAAACAGTTTGCAAATTGCACGGGCGCGCGAGCGTTCGGCGATGGCAGCCTTTGAAACGCTCGCGGCGCAATTTTGCGTGATTGCGAATGGTGTGCCGTGTAAAACCGACCTGTCGAATCTGCCGGTGGAAGTGATAATTCTACTGTCAAACGTCGCGGACAGGTTTTTTTTTACGCCGTATCTTTAATCGATTTTGACCTATTGATTGTTTATCACGTCCTGTCATACACCGAGGCCCAGGGTATTGACAGCGATGAGGCCGGGCGGTTGTGGAATGTGTTTTTAAGAGAGGGTGGATATGCCGCAACTTGATAACTATCTCGTAACGCTCGGTATGCAGGGACAAAAATTTGTTCTTGCAACGATGGATAAAATTCGCAAAAAGGGCGGCGACCTCTCCAAAAAGAAACAGATTGTAAAAATTACGCCCGATACCGCCAAAACCGGCCGGGCGGCGGATGCGCGCCAAAAACGGGAATCACGCGAAAAAGAACTGGGAAAGGCGCCGGATGCGCGCCAAAAACGGGAATCACGCGAAAAAGAACTGGGAAAGGCGCCGGATAAATTTAAAGCGGGCGCGCAGGCGTTTGAAAACGCCACAAAAGAAACGAACAGAAAGCGGGAACTAAATGAGGGAAAATTCGGTAAGACGGTAGATAAATTCAAGGGCGGCGCGCAGAATTTTGCGAGCGCGGCGTCAACCCTCGATCCGGCCGCGACCATTTCAAGCGTCACATCTGCCATAGGGACGTCGCTTTCGGGAATATCCGTCCTCGGCGTCAGTTTGGGCCGTCTGCCGGAGGGTATCGCGCACATTGCCAATAGTACGCTTTCGATGGCGAAAAGTTCCATCGATATGGCAAAACAGGCCACGGCCGCCTTTCACCAACTCACCACACGCAACGCTGCCGCCGCGTATTACGGCGAGAAGGTCACAAAGCGCGGCCCACTTTCCCGCAATGAACGGGCCATGTTTATTGACGCGGTATCGGGATCAATGGGAAAAATTCAGAAACCGCTAGCCGATGAAATCAACAAATTAATTGGTAAAAAAGACACACGTGCGCTTGCCCGCGTGGGTGCGGGTGATTGGGAATCGACCGGCACAGATAAGGGGTGGATGCTTGGCCAACTTTCCAGCAGCTTTCAGGGATTGCCGCCGACGATCAAACAGAAATTGCAAGCGGCGCTATTGAAAAACTACGCGGGCGAAATACAAGGTATGGCACCGGGGCAGCGGCGGACGCAGCAAAACGCGGCGTGGTTTGCGGACACCGAGGAAGCGCAGACGGCCACAATAGCCGGTAAAAGTACCGGTGCGGTGCGCGGCATGACCACCAATTTCAACCGGATGCAAGTCACACTATATGATACCGGTCTGAAATTTGCCGGAGCCATAAACGCGACTATTAACACGCTTAACGGACTTGCCGTCACAATTCCAAAAGTCACAGCGGCGTTGAATGACCTGGTGAAAAGCCCTAGCCTATCCAGCGTGAAAAAAGCTATGACGTCATTTTCCGGTGCGACGCCGAGGGCGGGTAAATAGTGGCCATAACAATCAACGTTGCCAGTCTGATTAGCGGCGCGGTTACAAATTTATTTAACTCCGCGCTTATTATCGGCCTGCCGACGGCCGACGCGCCCGTTCCTACGTTTTGCATGTGCGAAATTCCAAACGAACGGGCGCGCGCATCTGTCAGGCTCCCCGGCCACCTGACTCAGGCGGGCGAATTTAAAGCCCGGTCGGTTATTGAAGCGTCCACCATCGACCTTGACATCATACTATCGGACATCCCCGCGTCACGCGATCAAAGCGTTTTTCGCGTTATTCAAATTGTCTTGAATAACGCCGCGCTTGTCGCCAACTCGGTTGCGTCGTTCGGCGCAGTGTTGCCGAACCTATCAGGGCTCGCGGTTGGATACGTTTCGTCATGTATATCGGTCCTTAATCAGATGAAAAATTACATGAAACCGATTATGATATTGGGATCATATATCCCCCTGGGCGTATTACAGCAGACAACGCCCTATTTATCGTCGGCGTGGTATATCGAAGAAATAAGCCCGCCGCATAACGCGGGCGAGGCGGGCGTGGCGATGACGATCAGACTCCGTGAACAGTTTTCAGCGCGCGACTTGTCGTCACTACTCGGCGCGGCGCTTACCGTCGCGTCGGAGGTTGCGGCCCCGAACGGCGGCTCGAATCTCGGGGGCATGTTCTGAGCTATTTCTTGGACATAACGCAAGCGGTCGTCACTACGCTTTTTCAATTCCAGCCGCCCGCCGTGGGCGCGCAAAATGCGATTCGGTGCGCGGGCGGGGAAATCGCCGCGTGGGAGTACGCCCGCACCGACGACGACGGGAACTATTTGGTTAAAATCTACGACGCAACAACCGGCGCGCCCGTGTACAAGGCGACAATTTATGCGCTGCCGGGACGGGACATATTTTGCGGCCTGTTTTCGACGGGGGCGATCCCGTCCGGTGATATTTTCGATACCGATACCGTGTGGTATAGAATAGATTATATATGATCATCTTTTACCCGACATCAATTGTGTGCACGCCCGTTATTATTGCGGACATGACGGACAGCTCGGACCGGTGGAGCGACGCGGAGGCGCTTATTTACGCCTACCTCAATAAACCGTCTGACGTGTTGGCGCTCACACCGCCGAATATATATTCGTGTAAATACAGTTATACCGTTCAGCATAACGGCGTTCCACTCGGCGCGGCGCTGAAAATGACGCTGAATGCGACGGTGGCATCGCCGCCGTCCGAGCTCATTTCGCGGGTGTCGGTTGATTATGCCGTATCGTTGGCGGACTCGCTATTGACTGACAAAATCGCTAATCCGCAGGTTAAAATTATGACGGCGGTGGTGGTTGAACGCGCGTCGGCGTTGGTAGCGGTAAACCGTTCTTTCGTCGCGTATTCCGTCGTATTGCAACCGGACGCCTACGGCACTAATGCAACGCTGTATATTCGCGGCGCGTCGTTCGATGACACGATTGTAAAAAAGGAGCTTGGTTTTCAACTTTCGACGCTTTTACCGCTGAATACGCAATTAACGGCGATCGGGGCGCGGCTCGGCTATGTGTGTTCGTTCGCCCCGGGCGTCGCCGCCGCGCCGCCGGTCACGGGCCGGTTATTTCAACCGTCTACGCTTGCTAAAATTTTGGATGAAATTTGTCTGCAAAATAAAATTCTTTATAAGATTGACGGCAAAATAATTTCTTTTTATTCGCAAAGCTCGGCCCCCTTGACCGTCGGCGCGCTTGTTGCGGGGAATCGGTTTTCCTTTCTCGGTTACGGCATGTCGGCGCTCATGTGGGGCGTCGGCGTCGAGAATTACGCAAACGTGAAATTTAAAACGCCGATTTTTAACGCTGCACTTTTTGATAAAGTGACGTTGTATAATGACAGTCAATCGGCGCTTTTTGAAGGTTTCAAATCGGCGTTTCCTAAACTCGGCCCGCTTGTTCCGGCATCATATGACGCCTACATTTTACGTTACGCGATAACGCGGAACGATGAAGAACTTTGTTGTGAGGTCACGGCTACGAACAATTGGTTACTGTCGCAAATGCGGGTTGATGGGATTTTGGAATCGCAAATATACGGGGTGTCGTTATGATTTACGCCGCGACGGTAAAAAGCGTGGGAGTGACACCGGGATCGTTTTTTGTGATACCAAAATACACCCGCGTGGACGGGACGGATGCGCCGGACATCGAAGCGCTGCCGGTGAATGGACTGGTTCCGACGATTGGCGACACGGTAATTTGCGCCGAGGGGTTGAACGACCTTTTACAATCTTCGCAAATGATTTTCAACGATAACGGCGGGGCGTTCCCGCTCATTATCGCGTCGCTCGCGCAAATACTTGTTTTTTCCGTTGCACTCACGCAGATAAAAGGCCTGGTGACGCTCGGTGAGGGCGGTAGTCACATGCTGCTTGGCGAAACAGTACAAACGTGGGCACAATCAGTGGACGCGGCAATAACGGCCCTTTATGCGTGGGGCGCAACAGGTGTCGCGCCGGGGCCGACGGGCGGTATTAATCCGTTTCCACAAGTGCCGCTTGCGCCGGTATGGCCGCCATTGGCGCTATCGCTTAAACATCAATTAGATTAGGCGGGGATTATGGCTTTTCAACTTGACGGCGATGGAAACATATTATTTGATGCGGTTACCGGTCTGGCCAAACAGGTGACGGGTTTACAGTCACTTGAACAGGACGCCATGAGTGAGTGCCGATGCGAACAGGGCGGTAATTTTGCCGATAGTTCATACGGCCGCAATCCGCTAGTGTGGAAACTGTCGCAAAGTACGGCGGACAAAATCGCCGACGTGAAACGTATAGTGTCAAAATACTACAATCCGTTTTCTATTACATATGAAAATGGAATTATAACGGTGGACTGATATGCCCATAACGAACGGAATATATACGGAACTCACGTTTGAAGATGCGCTCGCCGCCATAATCAACGACGCGCCGTCTACAATCAAATTCAGCCCTGGCAACCCGCCCGAACTCATCCTTGCTAACATGTTCGCGCAGGGCGATGTTAACCTTGACCAGTTTATTGGTGAAACACTCGCCGCGATGATGGCCCCCGTGGGCGCAATGATCGACTTACTGAATCCGAACAATCCCCGGCGCGGCGCGGTCGCCGCGTCTGGCTATGTGCTTGTCACCAATTCGTCACCGGACGCCGTGGCGATCGCGTTGAACACACTTGTTATCGCGTCCAGCGGTCAAGAATACACCGTCGGCGTATCATCATTCGTTATTCCCGGCGAAGGATCGGCGCATATTTTTGTCACATGCACCGAGACGGGAATCGGTGGTAATATTCCGGCCGGTCGGACGTTCACTATTACCGGTTACGCCGATCTGTCCGGCGAGAATACGCTCCCCTTCCTCAACGGTGCGGCGGCGGAAAGTGACGCGATATATCTAAACCGCGTGACGGCGGAAAAGACTGAATACGGATCACAAAGCGGCTCGGTCGCCGTCGAAACGGCGTTAAAAACGATATATGCGGACGCCCGAATATACGTCAACCCAACCGCTACGGCTATTGTCGATCCGGTGCCGGTCCCTGCGAGCGGTTACAATGTGGTCGTCCTGGTGCCGTATGGGATACTTTCTACCGCTGAGGACATAGTCCCAATTTTACAAATCCTGTCCGAGCGGTTGGAATTCATCAACGCGCAAAATCTGGGCGACGCGCGTCACGTAGTGATGAGCGGCACGATATACACGTCGGAAATTCCCGTATCATATTTCTTCACGGTTGCGCAACCGGTATCAACCATGCTCGACGTAGTAATAAACGTGCGGGCGTCAAGCGGGGCGGAGCGGTCGGAGCTCATCGCCCAGGCCAACAATTTTGCCACGCTGTTTATCAATCGGCTCATTCAACTGTTTTCCGGTGTCGATGGAACGACAACAATCACGTATAGCGACGGCGAGGGGGCCGACGTAGAAACGGACGTGGACGTTGCGGGAAGCGCAACGTTGGCCGGTTCTATCGCCCCTGCGTTCGGAATCGCAACCATTCAGTCACTTGTGTGTGACATTGACTCAATATCGCTTACGCCGCAAATCCTTTTTGACTCGGTGGCTACGCTTGAAATGGTGATCGATCCCGACCTATGCGGA